AAATTAATCAAAGTAACAAGCTCGCCCCTCATATTTGAGCCTTCGTAAACTTTGCCGCCAAAATTAATATGAACACGTCGAACGGTATATTCTTTTAGACGCAAATAATAAAAGGACTCAGAAGGAACAAGCTCCTTGGAATAATTAAGTCTATAATAAGTAAAAATACGAGAGTTTGGCGAGAAAATTTTAACACAAGTTTGGCCGCTCGCCTTTTTAGTTGAAATCTTTTCCAGCTTCGACGCAAAAAGAATCGCTTTGTTGGAATTATAATTGATTAAAAAATTCTTCTCTGCAACGTCTTTGTCGAAAACAAAAACTTTCGCATAAGGATTCTTTAGCAAAATGGGGGTTACGCGAGACATGACATGCTTCGCATCGTCCACTACAATATAAATCGTATTTTGATCGTCTGACGATTTAGCTCGGACGTAAAAGAAAGACGGCGACAAAGAAGGAGTGGAGTACGTCTTGTGTCTGCCATAGCCATGCTTTTCATAGTGCCGAACAACGCTTTTGCTTCGACTAGAAACTATGTAACAAGCTTTGGCCGGAATCGGCTGAGAACTAACTTCGAAAACGTTTCCGTCTGAAGACGTAAACTTGAAGATCGAATCGCGGCAAAGCGGTCCAACCGCAATATTCTCTGCGGTAGAATGCAATGTTTCGAAAAACGAAGAGGAATCAGAAATGCCGTCCAGCTTTTGCTGAATCTGATGTTTAACGTCAGTTTCGAGCGTTTCGATGGCTCGCCCAATGTAATTTTTGGTATCGGTATTATATTCCAAAGCTTCACGAGAGTGATGTAGTGAAACCGCGCCAATTGGGAAAAAGAAAACAAAATTTTGAGAGCAATAAGAACCAGAGAACTTCTTAAAGAAGTCTGTCTTAGAAATGGGGTGAGAGTGCATCGCCGACAAATCCAAAGGATAAGCGACACCGCCCATAACCACAAGTGGAACCCTCTTATGATTAACGGTTTCTTTGACTCCCCAATTAGACGTTTTAATAACCCACTTGATTTGAGAATGGTTTACGTTCTTGCAAACGAAATTATTTTCATTAAATTGAATAACTTGCTGAATAGCTCTTGCAAAAGTTTCGCATTCGCCCGACTTTACCGCAACAGAAACTTCCAAGCCAGAAGGCTCCGACGTTTCGGTTTCGTTTAGCTTGGTAAAACGAGTGTCACCCAGCTCATCGACATAAACCGAAATAGTAATAGCCTTGCCATTGTGGCGGGAAACTACAGTAAAGGAATCGGTGTAAGATAGCGGAGCAAACCGCCCAATGCCGAAGCCTCCGATGCTACCGTTGTCCTTGCGCTTAGTAGAGCGACCGTACTTAGTGTAAAGGCCGAACAGGTCTTTTTCCGAAAGACCGAAGCCAAAATCGCGCACAGTATAAGTGGGCGAAAAATCTGTCGGCCCCACAATTTCAACAGGACTTTGGGAATTGGCCTCTTTGTTTGCGTCGATTGCGTTTGCAAAAATTTCGCGAACAGTCGCCAAAATGGTATCGGAATAATTATTCCGCAACAGAGAAGAGATGTAACGCATCTCCCTCGGATCAATGGTCGCGATTTCAGACTTGAAATCGTGAGATTCAACAACGCTGCGTTGGATGGTTTGAACAATCATGGGTGCAATTTGATTTACAGGCAAAGTATGCCACGGTGTTTATGTTTCGTCAACTACTTTTTCAAAATTTCTTTCAACAATTGTTAATGCTTTGGTTTCCAACCATTTTCGCTGATCCTCTGCCGCATTCAAAACGTCGAGAGAGAATTCTTTGCTGGAAGAGACGGTGGAAATTCGGAACTCAACTTGTCGTTTAAAATTCTTTAAAAATCCCTCGTTCAGAATTTTGTAAAGTTTGTAAATGTTTGAAACGTTTGAAGAGGCAAATAAGACATGTCGGCTCATTGGATTATTTTACTGCTATAGTAAAACAATCCACGAAGTTTTCAAGGCGGGAAAAATGCAGCCAAATCTTTCCGTTTTCGGTGATTTCTTCTTCTGAAAGACCCTCTGATTCCAGATGTTCAATCATGTTCTGGTTCAGAACTAGAAACTCTGGCTTTCTTGAATTAAAATTAGGCATAACGCAGCCGCAAACATTTTCGGTAATAAAATTATAAGCAACAAATTTTTCAGTATTAGAGTCGTTCTCTATTTCAGATTCGGTGATTTCAAATGGAATTCCGAGCTTAGAAAGCTTTTCGGACACTGAATCTTTAACTTGATTAATTTTCTTTTGCATTGTTGAGGATGTGATAAATTGCGTGGTCTTTACCTTTGAGTTCTACGTCAAAGAACACGGGTTTGTTATAGTTGTTGGGTGAATTGAGAGGCATCATAGCGTGTTTGCGGGTATTGTCAATACCTTCTGAATAATGGAAAAGAGGAACGGTTGGCCAAGTAGAATAGGCGAGATGAAAGTCGGTTGCGTCGTCGTTGCCGTGATTGCAAAATTGACGGTGCAAAGAATCGTAAGTGACTGGAATACCAGCCGCAACAAAAAAATATTTGTGCAAATTGGAAACGGACCAAGTGCCGTTGGCGTTGTCGTTGACTTCTACAACAAGACGAGAGCGAACATTGGCTGGCAAACGATTAAAGTTAGAAAGGAAACGAGCAGAGATAACAGCAGGGTCGCCGTCTTGACGGCAATGAATGTTGAGCGGCGAACGGTAGTCGAGCGGCAAGTCGAGCAAGTCGAAAAGGTCAGCGTGAGCAGTGAGGTCACGAATGCTGTTGTTGACGGCGGCGTCATTAGTGCTAGTTAAAGTGATGTATTCTGATGGGTGAGCAGAAACGCGAATGCCGGTACGCTTGATGGTAGCGGCGATAGCGTCAAGAGCAGCACGAATGTCAGACCAATTGGGCAATTGGTCGAGACGAAGATTAATGTCAGGATGGTCGATAATAGGAGTAAGGCTGGACGACAAACGATAACCAGCAATACCAGTGTCAGCGCAATGTTGAATAATGCGGTTGGTGACAACAAAGTTATTGAGAATACGTTCGCTGAGAGTGCGAACGGCTTCGACGCGAGGAAGCGACAAAAAACGAGTCAAAGTCATAGTTTGGAACTTGTGACCTTGCTCGGCAAGAACATTGGAGATGCAACAGAGAGCTAGATTCATTTCTCCAGCAGTAAATCAAAAAGACCTAGTTCTGTCAACAATTTATTTTTTGCTTCGACGTAACATTTTCTCGCTTCTTCCTCTGTGGCAAAATAACCATAATTTTTTGTTTTTCCGTTAAATGTTAATGTCACTCGATATTTTTTACGTCTATGATGATTTTTATCATCCAAATAAAAGCCTTTATATTCAAAGTTTTTTTGAGTATTTAATCGGTTTGCTGAGCAGCTCACTAATCTTAAATTTTCTCTTCTGTTATCAAATATATTTCTATTAATATGGTCAATATGAGTTTTATTTTTTATGCTTGATTCAAGCCCCATTCTTTTCGCGACAATGCGATGAAGATATTTATTTCCAAATTTTTTGGTGCCAACGACGAGATATTTACAATGGTCGCTGTTGCTATTGGTGAACATAGAACATTCGCGCAAATCTTCGTCTTCTGGAGAAAGTAACACTTGTGATTTATCTGCTTTCATTATTTAATATTAATAATTATTTTGCTTACCGAATCGCCGCATTGCTCGCAGCGCGGCCCCAATTCGTAGGAATCGTACTCAAAATGTTCAACAATCCCTTGAAAACCAATATGGTTATTAAGAATTTTTTGTTTCACGTTCGCGAGAACATGGTCAACAACTTTTTCTTTTTCTTCTGTGGAAAGATCGTTATATGATTTTCCGTCTACAGTAAAATTATACTTTGTGCAACCTTGGGTGATTTCGAATTTCATGTTTATTTGCAGTTTAATTGTTCGATTTTAAGATTAAAACAATTGGATGGGAACTTGTATTTGTCTCCTCTTGGATCAGGATCAAAATCGCCGCCTTTAAAATAAGTAGCTCGCTCAAAAAAATTTTTCTTACTGATATAGCCTAAAATCCAGCCGCGACTATAATCACCAAAGATGCTAGTGAATAGGTAGTAATCGCATTTTTGTTTGGTGTTGTATTCTTTTACTGTGCAATTGTGCCAAGGCTGAGGAACAACGTTGCGCTCCTTGGATTTAATTTCAAATAAAAATAGCTTGGGCGAGATCCAATCAAAATCGAAGCTAATATCAGATACGATTCGTCCGCCCCAAGTTTTCTGAACCATCAAATCAGAGAGCGCGGCTATTTTGGTTCCGTGATTATTTGTGTCCGAATTGTTCAGAACTGGAACTTGCGCGGCTCTTTCTAAAGCCTCGCTAATCATATCATTACTTATTTGAACTTCGATCATTCTTTTTTAAATTGGTAAAAATAGTCCCAGTTATCTTCTGCGGTCCATTTACCCTCTCCTTCGCAAGAGAATTCCTTTGTAAATACTTTCCAATCTGGTTTGTCAAGCTTTTTGGAAATAAAAGCTCCACCATCTTTCCAAAATACTCGATTATTCGGCTGAAGAAAAAGCTGATTAACTGGATTGTTACTTTTATCTTTTAATCCCCAAATCAAATGACCGCATTTATGACCTCCAGCCATCTCGGAATAGCCGTAGGCAGAGTCGGGATTGTCGTGCCAGTCAATCGTGAATAAATATTTGCCTTCAACCCATTCGTGGTTTTTTAACTGCACGTTTACTTTGGCATTTTTATGATACTCCCATCTTGTTATGGAAAAATCATAGGAAAAACAGTCCCAAAGCTGCAACCAGTCTAGCGGCAATTTAGAATGCTGCGGCTCATTAACAAGATAATGAATTGGAACTCTGTCGTGCCGAGAACCAAACTCTGTCATCACCTGAAACGTCAGACACCTTCTGGTTAAACTTGTAACGCCAAAAACCTCGCATAAAACATAATCAGTTTTTTTATTTTCATCATTATACAAAAAATCACTTTTTAAATAAGCTGCAAAAACCGGCACGTTTGAATTGAGATGCGGCATGTTTTATTTCCAACCCCACAAAAAATCTTGGCCACGCCCTAGCTTTATATGAGTGTTAATAAATTTTTTGGATCTAATGAACTTAGAAAAATCGACTCTTTCTTCTTCAGTAAAGGAATGTAATTCAAAAAATACTTTTGATATTTTGTCCCAAACTTCATCCTTAACATTTTTAAATGCAAATTTTTCAGCTCCTTCTATGTCAACCTTCATATAATCTACTTTAACAATTTTGTGCTTTTCAAAAAATTGATCTAAAGTAATACATGCAATTAAACGCGATTCAGAATTGCTA